TCTCCGCCACGAGCGCGAGGATGAACATGATCGATAGATAGTTGACTAAGGTCATAGGTTTTTCCGCAATAGATACAAGTATGGTCAAAGTGTTCCTTAATAGAGCGCCTCCACAGACGCTTAGCTTCTGGTGAGGTCATGGCTATTAAGTTGTAGAGGTAATCGTTAGGGGTAGGAAGTAGTGGGGTCATGCGCGTCCTTTACGTGCTCTGTTTTTTGATGCTGCTTCGAGGAATGTCTTTCCATTTTTCTTATGGGATACATCCTTGCCATCACCGTTACCGTAGGTTCCACGTTTACGGTTTTCTTTATTTAGTTTGGATCGTTTAGAGATCTGTAATTTAGAGCCATCATATTTCTTTTGATATGATTTATAATTACCATTAGCGTATTTAGCACCGCTATGATTAGAGCTTCGTGCCATAAAGTCTCCGTTGTACAAGTTCAGGGTCAACAGTTGGCATAATACTAACCAGTTTATCTAGTGGGCTACCTTCAAAGGCGACACCACTGATATCATTCTTTGATAACCAATCACAAGCTGCTTTTAGATCTTGTGTAGAAGCCTCACCCGATTTAATACGGGCAAGGAATTCTTTTGTGACAAGATTATGCAACTCGTTGAACTGGTCTTCAGTTGCTTTCTTGTTTGTCATTTAGCTTTTTTAGCTTTAGCTTTTGGTTTAGCTGGTGCTTTAATTTCGTAACGTGTTTCGTTAGGTTCATGTACAAGGTGTGATTCAGCACGTACTGCTTGAGCTTCAGTTTCGTATGTACCGATCACCTTACTTGTGTATGAGTCAATAATTTGATAAGACATAATTATGTTTGTTTTTTAAAGTTACTGTCAAATGCTTTTTTATCAACTTTACCTTTTGCTTGTTTTGGTTTCCATTGATAAGGATTTATATTACCCTTTGCAGGTTTATTCATATCACCACCTGCTTTCTTTCGATTGTCGTCAAACATTTGTTGCATATGACTTTTGTTTGCTGGTCTAGACATAATTAATTCCTCAATACGATTTGATCTAATTTGTTTTCAATGCGTATCATATGGTCTTCCATACGTTGCACCATTACTGATAAATCAGCTTTTGATACATAATCTTGAGCTACATTTAGTTCAAGTGCATCAATACGTCTATCTAGACCACTGATGCGATCATGTACATTATTTATTCGGTTGTGTAGTCTGTTATTAAGTGCTGCACCGCCAGCGATTACAGCGATGACAACAGACACTATTGTTTCCATCTATTCAAGGGCTACAATTGGTACAATGTCATTACATAAAATTTCTACACGAGAACCAGGTCTGAAGGTAAATCCCTTCTGCATGATCTCGGTACACTTCAACGCCCGGACTAATTCATAGTCAAGACGCATTTTTTGTTCGTGTTTACGGGCGATACCTTTACAGGTTTCTATCATGCCGCCATCTAGAGGTACTGAGAAGCTAACTTGTGCTCCCCAGTTATTACTTTTGACGTAACTGGTAGGATCCATAGGGGTTGTATCATTACCCATATAAAATGGTGAAATCTGCATGGTTGTACCATTACAGCTATTATTACCACTGAAGTACTGCCTAGACGGTGCACCATTATTTTGGAATTGCACCGCCTGATTAGTTACGTTACCTGTAGCTGCCGCCACAGGACTAGATGTATTTTGAACTTTTGGGTCTTCTGCGTAAGCAGGTGTTATTGAGAGAATACTGACAAGGATGTAGTAGTAGATACTTGTTGAATAGTTTCTGTTACGAGACTGTCTTCGACAATACCTGCTGCTCTTGTCATAATTTCTAGTTGAAACTGCTCTCCAGCATTTGTTACTGAATAAGTTGTGGAAGAATCTTTGATATCTCCACTGGGTGTTACATTTGTTCCTGACCATGATGAGTATTCACCACCATAAATATTAGTAGCAATAGTGCGATCAATATCAACAGTAGTAGTAGTGGTTGACTGCATTGACCCCTGTGTAAAATTTGGGGTAACACTTTGAGCTGCTGCTGGACTAGCCAACATCAAAAGCAATAGTAAGCGTTTCATTCGTCTTTCTTTTTAGGGTCTGATGATTTACTATTAGATTTATTATTTGAAGTAGACAAACCAAATGTAGCAAGTGCTCCTGTAAATATAGAAGCAGGAAATGTAATATCTCCACCAACGCTTTTTTTAAACATTGGTAGTTCTACATAGTTAAGAGTAATAATAAAACCACTCCAAACTACAACACCTAGACGTACAAACGTACCTAGGATTTGAAGCTCGTCTTCTGTATTTTCTTTTACCTTTTCTAAGAAGTTTTTGGGCTTTCCTCCAACTTCTTCTTTTTTAACTTGCTCCATAGTTGTTTTATAATAGGTTTAAATAATGAAACTAAATATTTAAATAATGATTGTCCTATTAATGTGGCAGCTACTGAAATAAATGCAGTAGTGGCTGCAGTAGTCATGATCGTAGTAGTAGGCATTGGGACTTCAATGTCCGTAAATGGTACTCCTATGATCTGAGCTTCTGGTGGAACATAAGGTTTAACTGGTGAAGCCTTAGGTTTCGTATCCTTTGGGGCTTCATCATATGTATTGCTGTCAATTCCTTTAATACCGGGTGGCGGCCTAAGGGCACTGGGAGGCACCACAAGCGGTTTGTAGGATGGTAAATCCGCTTTTGGTACATCTAGTATAGGACCGGGTAATCCGGGCGCTTCAGGCAGCTCTAGGTAGGGGAAGATAGGTACTGCTTCCCACTCCATTATTTAGTTGGGAACAATCCAGCAGAAACAAAAGCAACTACTTTGTCATCGATATCATTATCTGTTGACTTAGCATATGCTTTAAGAAGATCAAGAATAAGGAATTTAACCTTTTCTGACTTCATGAATGAAAATAAGATTGGACGGATAAGTGTAATCATAATTAAGACCAAGGAAGACCAGATGCTTTTGTAGGAGCTGCTTGCTCATCAAGTTGTGCTTGAAGTGCTGCTTCAATTTCAGTTACTTTTTCTTCACCGCCAAGTGCTTCTTTTACCCAACCAACAACTGTCTCTTCTGTGAGATCAGCAAAAGGTACAAGGGTCTCAGGCTTTTCAAAGCCAATTGAACCGTAAGCACCTGCCTTATATGTTTCGTTAGCAGCATTAATAGTATAATGAGCAGTAAATACATAACCGTCAGCAGTTTCGCGGTCAAGCTGTGCAATGTTCCAAGTAGTAGTTGTAGCCATGTTGTTAATTAAAATGAGTGAATAATACCAAAGCCCCATGGAAACACGGGGCGGGTTGCCGCTTACAAGCCGGCGTCAGTTAGGCGTTGTTCGAGGGTTTCAATGCGCTCCATCGCTTCCTGCAGTGCTTTGACTGCCTTCATGTAGAGCACCGAATAGTTGACGCTCTTGGTGACGGTGCCAAGGTCGTTGCCTTCTTCGTCGCGGTCAGGTGATTCGCTGACGAGGCCGGGGGAGACAAGTTCGACTTCTTGGGCGACCAGGCCAATTTGGGTGTGGGTCTGGCCTTCCTTAAAGTTGTAGTTGCGGACTTGGAGTGCCTTTAGGTCATTCCATTGGGAATTGGCATCAACGATATTCTCCTTCAGTTTGATGTCGGAAATCGCGCCATAGGAATTATTGGTGTTTACAACGTTGCCATTCGCGTAGACGCCAAAGCTCTGCGTCCCGTCTTGAGTGCTTGTGGCACCATAAGCGCCCCAGTAGATCCAGCCGCTAGTTCCTGATCCGCTCACACGAGCCAGAATATTGTTTGTCTGACCGAACGTGCTAACGTTGCCGTCCCTATCAATCCTCATCCGCTCCGTCGGGCTGCTCGCTCCGTCGGCGGTAGTGGAGAACACTAGGCGGCCTGGCATGTCATTAGCGCCAGGGGTGCCGTCTACGTCTGCCCTAATTGTTGCAGCTCTTGTAATTACATCAGAGCCGTCAGCCGCTGCGAATGCTAATTCACCAATTTTGTCGCCATTCTGAACAATAGTTGTACCGCCAACTGATGTGCTGCGTGTCTTGGCAAGCGTGAAAGCTGTTGCGTTGTCATCATTGAGATTACGCACCATAGAAACGCCGCCATCACCTGACGAGTTGCCTTCAATTTGAATTAAATGAGTTCTATCTCCAACTTGTCTGCTACTAGACGTACCAACTAAGAGCCTGCCGGAGCTGTCGATGCGCATCCGCTCGGTCCAACCTGTAGTCAAATCAGATGTATTGCCAATGTTATAAGCAGCTGTTTTAAAAGTAAGTGCCGTGTTTTCACTAATTATGCCAAACGATGTATAACCGGTTGAACCACTATTTCCATAAACGAGACCTTGTCTTGCCCCATAACCATTGGTCAGGGCTAACTGAACTGGATTATTGCTTCCAGCGAATATATCAACAGCTTGGGTGGCCGCAGAATTGCCAGAAATATTTAGTCTTACATTAGTGTTATCGGTGCCAATCCCAACATTGCCCGAGCTGTCGATTCGTATCCGCTCTAAAGTATTTGATTCGTCTTTAAACGCGAGAGCGTTATCTGTACCAACCGCTAATGAGTATGTCGCATTGCCAGGATTACTTATTACAAATTTAGCGTTAGTATCATCCGTTACTTGGAAATTAGCGTCTGATACATACGCGCTTGTGCTACCAACCAACAGCCTGCCCGAGCTGTCGACTCGCAGCGCCTCGCTGCCTTCTGTAGTGACAACAAACCGACCATCCGTACCAGTGTCGATTACTTCCGCACTGGTATTGCCTTCACTAATGCTATCTGTAGCTTGAGTAGTCCAAGTAAGCGTACCAGAACCATTAGTAGTTAATGATTGACCATTAGTACCAGCGTCATTAGGTAGTGTCAGCGTATAAGTAGCAGCTGCACTATGTGGTGGTCCTTTAATATGAACACCATGTGAATTATTCTCACAATTAAGCGTTAGCTTACCACTACCATTTGTTGCATCACCTTTAATAATAGTATTATCATCAAAGCTAACAGCACCTGTAAATGTTCCGCCAGCTAGTGGCATCTTTGCTGCAATATCAGTTACGTTAGTAGCAATATCAGTTGCGTTAGTAGCAATATTAGTTACGTTAGTAGCAATATTTGTAGTATTGGTATTACCAGAAGCCTTTGTAAAATACCTATCTTCAGAATCATTAGCAAAATAACTCATGTACACCCAGCTGGTTGCTGAGGTGTCGTACCTAAGTCTTACTGTTAAACCAGATGCTCCTACAAAGCCGCTAGGCAAGCTTGAGAGTGGGCTAAAAGACTCAATACCTGTACTATCACCAATCTCAATATAATCATTGTTAGAGGGGCTTCCAGGTATCGCTGCTACGTTTGCTACAAGCGTAAATAAAACAGCATTAGATACAGCTGCACTAGCTGCGTTAGCAATAGAAACGGCATTAGTGGCATTTGTATTAGCAGTATTTGCTGTAGATGTAGCTGAGTTAGCTGTAGTAACAGCACTACCTGCAGTAGTATTAGCTGTGTTAGCAGTAGTAACTGCACTGTTTGCTGTAGTAACAGCATTATTTGCTGTTGTTTGAGCTGCTGCTGCAGCTGTTGTAGCTGAATTAGCAGTTGTAACTGCACCATTAGCAGTAGTAATTGCAGTTGCAGCATCAGTTGCAGCCGAGTTTGCCGTCGTAACAGCAGCACTAGCGTTAGTTGATGCCGTGTTAGCCGTTGTAACAGCACTAGCTGCATTAGCAGATGCTGTATTAGCTGTAACAGCAGCGCCTACGGCAGTTATAGAAGCAGCATTAGCAGTATCAGATGCAGTGTTAGCGGTGGTTACAGCACTGTTAGCGGTGGTTACAGCACTGTTAGCTGTAGTTACAGCCGAGTTAGCTGTAGTAACGGCACTGTTAGCTGTAGTTACAGCACCTTCAGCTGTTGTCTTAGCAGTGTTTGCCGTAGTATCAGAAATATCTACAGCAGTCTCTGACTCCTGCGTAACATATAAACTTTGAGTAAAGTTTTGGTTTAGATCTTCTGCTTTAATAGCAGAACCAGGGAAGAAAGTAGAACTAAGAGTATCAATAGCTGTATCCCTAAAGATACGAATAGCTACATTATTAGCGGGTGCTGATGTAAATGAAAGCGTTGTAGCGTTGGCAAATGTAAATGCAGTTGTAGCAACAGTATCAAGTGTTACCTTGACATCTGATTGTTTTAAATATTCAAATGTAAATGAATAGTTCGTGGTTGAACCATTCCCTGTATATGTATTTTGTGTAGTTGCCATTAGTAACGAATGTTAAGGGTTGAATCAATTCCAGGCATTAAACCTTGTTCAGCTCTTTGACCAGTCATTTGTTTTTCAAGAATACGTTGTTCAATAGAAAGACGTACTGGTGATTCCAATTCACCGAAAGCTAATTCTTCAGCATCTTTTAGTGCTTTATCCAGCATCATATGGATCTGGTCATATTTACCAATAGGTACTTGATCAGATTTTATACCACGTCTTCGTGCTTCTTGTAGTTCTTTAATAGTATTACGTGCATCAGCTGTACGCATAATATTTTTGATTTGATCTCTGAAATAACCCCTTTTACCCATAAGGCTGCTTAATTCAGCACGTTCAGTATTAATCAAATCAACACCATTACGTTTTTTAAATGCACTGGAGACATCATATTCAATATCATAAAGAAATTGTTCTTCTTTAGACATTGCAGGATGTATCTTAAGTGGTGAGTAAGAATTATAAATACGTTGTAGCATTGTATATTTATTTGGTGCTTCACCTGTTACAGGACTGATTACAGTAGGTAATCTGTTAGCAGGGTCCATAA